AACTGTCAGGTTCCTTCCTGACGGCAATACTAAAAACGATTTTTTCTGGGTAGAACGTGCTATGATCCGTTTACCTTTTCAAGGTATTAAAGGACAAGCAGACAGCAAACCCGTACAGGTACAAGTACCCTGTGTTGAGATGTGGGGAGAATCCTGTCCTATTCTAGCAGAAGTTAGAACATGGTTTAAAGACAAGAGTCTTGAGGACATGGGTCGTAAGTACTGGAAGAAGCGTAGTTACTTGTTTCAAGGTTTTGTTAAAGAGAATCCAATGCAGGAAGATTCAACACCTGAAAACCCAATTCGCAGATTTGTAATTAGTCCACAAATCTTTAACTTGATTAAGTCAGCGTTACTTGACCCAGACATGGTTGAGTTGCCAACTGATTATACACAAGGCTTAGACTTTAGAGTAGTTAAAACTACAAAAGGTGGTTACAGCGACTACTCTACAAGTAATTGGGCAAGGCGAGAGTCTGCACTTACATCAACAGAAACAGCGGCTATAGAACAATATGGTTTATTCGATCTAGCAGACTTCTTGCCCAAGCGTCCTGACGAGACAGCTCTTAAAGTTATGAAAGAGATGTTTGAAGCATCAGTAGACGGTCAACCGTATGATGCAGATAAATGGGGCAGTTACTTTAGACCAGCAGGCGTTCAAATTGCTAACGCACAGCCTAGAGAAAGTGCTCCAGCAACACAGCCTGCTCCTACACCAGCACCAACAGTAGAAGCAACCCCTGAGCCTGTAGCAGAAGCGGCACCTGCAGAAGCAACTGCTCCTGTAGAAGATGCAAAACCAAGTAGCCAGAGAGCAGAAGACATTTTGGCTATGATTAGAAATAGACAGAAGCAATAGAAACCTCCTAGTAGTAAGTAGTTAGAAGTGGGTACCCAGGTGGGTACCTGCTTTAATACTACACTCAATATGCTTACACAATTAGATTACGAATTATTTCCAGATAATCCTGAGGTATATAAACTGCCGTCCGGCGAACTTGTGGCTAAAATATTAAAAAATGCATCTAGCAGTTTAGATAGACAGGGTTACGAGTTAGCAACGATTGAGGAAATATCACAAGCAAGGACAATTATAGCATATTGGCGAGAACCTATGGCGAGATTTAAAAGCGGAGTAAGTACGTTTGTACAGCAAACTGGTATTAGAGTTGAAGATGCAGTACGTTACTTATTTTTAAACAGGCACTATGCCCCACAGTTTTATGCTTTAGTGAACTTACACCGTTTTATGAAAAAGTCATCCTGTTTTGTTTTTAAAAACATAGATACTATTGGAGAGATTACAGATTTTCACGAAGTACCTTATCAATATACAATGGATGTGCCTGCAACACACAAAGCACACTTCTATATGACATGCGACAAAATGGTATGGGAAAGTTACTTAGGTGAGAAAGTACACTTTAATGAACTTATACGTGTACTAAAAGTTAACTATGAGTACTACTATCAAGAAGTCTTTGAGTATAGCAAAAGAATACATGAAAGCATTTAAAGAGTTAGCGTGTCACAATATAATCTATATACAGCAGGAAGTCTTAGAGCATCTTGCTGGTTATACTTTGGAAGAAGGTTGGAACGATATAGACGAGGCTACATGTTTGCGTAGTTGTCCTAGTTTAATGAAATATATAAAAGACTTAAAACTAGCACCTAGAGATATTGCTTGTACATATCTTACTAGACACTTAGACTTACACGTAGATGCAAAACCTGTAGTTGCTAAACTTAATATACCTATACAAAATTGTGTTGGTAATATAAACTATTGGTACGATGAGGATATTAGTTACAGACGATTAAAATTAGACAACTTTGGTAGAGAAGTACCTGACTTACAAGGTTGGACGCCAAACTCAGACATAATTACACACCAGTTCTTTACTAAACCAATAGTATTCAACAGCCAAATACCACACGGTGTTAAGATTGCGTATGGACCACGTATTGTTTTAAGCATAACATTTTTTAACGAGCCTATACATGAATTGTACGAGATTTAGACATTTTGCAAGATTGAATCCAGATGGCACAGTTAGTCGCTGTGGGCATATGGTTAGACCACCACGCTTTAACTCATTTAATGAAATGAATGCAAGTGAGTGGAATCAAAACTTAAAGGACTGGCCTGACGAGTGCATTAGATGCAAAGTTAGTGAAAGTCAAGGCAAAGAAAGCATAAGACAATATGCTGAAAAGCAACATCAAGAACTGTACAACATACGCAAAGACTATCTCATAATAGGCGGAGTATTAGATAACATCTGCAATTCAGCATGTCAGCATTGTAACCCACATCTCAGTACAAAGTTTGGCGCAATAGCAAATAATAAAATTAGCGTTGACAATACTGATAAGTTTTATGACTTCCCACAAGAACGCATACTTAAACTAGATATAAACGGTGGCGAGCCTACAGCAAGTCCTAACTATAAGAAATTACTAGAACATCCTCCACAAAATGTACGTTACATAAGAATAAACACAAACGGCAGTCTACGTATAGATCCAAAGCCTTTGCTTAAACGTGGTATTGATGTTACAATAACTATGAGTTTAGACGGTATAGATAAAGTACACGACTACTTACGTTGGCCTATTACTTGGAAAACATGGTTAAAACAATTTAACTACTACAACAAATTTAAAAATGATAACTTTCATTTAGATGTGTGGTCAACAATAAGTGCATTAAACTTGCAAGACTATCCTAACATTAAGAAGTTTTGCGAGGATAAAAAAGTAAATTGGGCATGGGCATTTTTAGAATCTCCAGATGTATTAAGTGTACGACATACTAATTTTTTAACGGAGCCTGCTAAGGATCTTTTTGAAGTAGTGGGCATAGAACAGGACAACAGCCATAAACTGTCTAAATGGTTGCTGTATCAGGACACTATTAGAAAGATTAACTACAAGGACTACTTATGAAGATAGCAATTACAGGTGGAACTAACGGTATTGGCAAAGCAATACTGGAGCATTTTGTACAAAAAGGACACTCTGTGTTAGACTACAGCATGCGTAACGGTTGGGATATTAGACACCATGAACGTATAGCAGAACGAGTGGCACAGGCAGATTGGTTCTTTAACAATGCTCAACAAGGCTACGCACAAACAGAATTGCTATTTGATGTTTACGAACGTTGGCAGGACAAGCCAGGTAAAAAGATTATTAATATCAGTAGTATGATGGCAGGTATGACAGTTAGTTGCTTAAAAGGCTACGACATGATAAAGTACCATCATCAAAAGAGAACACTTGAATCAGCAGTTGAGGTATTGCGTAACAAGATGACATGGCCACAGTTAGTAGTTGTGCGTCCGGGTAAAGTAGATACTCAAGGGGAAGGTGGAGCCAATGTGCATGCCTGGGTAAGCAAATTAGTACGTATACTGGAATCAGATGAAGTAGGTATGGAAATTTACGACATAAGTCTAGCATAATGGATACAAAAGAATACGTCACTAGTGAAATACGTTGCCCTGTTCCCTGGACAGGCATAATGGTAAACCATGATGGACAAGTTAAGAACTGTATTAGAGCATACGAGGACATAGGCGATTTAAAGACAATGCCAATACGTGATATTGTGTTGGGCAGTAAAAATACAGAAATACAACAAGCACACCAAAGCAATAACAAACATACAAGTTGTCAAGGATGTCATAAATTGGAAGAACAAAAAACAGACTTTAATATTGTAAGTGACAGGAAATACTACATTAAAGAACTACGCAATGTAGACCGTGGCATATACGATCATAACACACACGAACTACATCAGATAGATGTACGCTGGCAAAACACATGTAACTTTACTTGTATATACTGTGGACCAGAGTTCAGCAGTAAATGGGCACAGGAATTAAACGTACCCCAACCTAAACCAAGTCAAGAGAACTACACAGACTTGCGTAACTATGTTTTTGATAATGTTAAAAACTTAAAGAATGTTTACCTAGCAGGTGGTGAGCCTATGCTTATGACAGAGAACGAGGAACTGTTAGAGCTACTACTCAAACATAATCCAGATGTAAGTTTACGCATTAATACTAACCTAAGTCACACTAATACTCGAGTATTTGATTTGGCATGTAAGTTTAAAAACGTACACTGGACAGTCAGTGCTGAGACTATGGGAGATGACTACGAGTATATACGTTATGGAGGGCAGTGGGCAACTTTCTGTCATAACTTGCGTTGGATAAAAGATCTGGGACATAAAATAACATTTAATATGTTGTACTTTAGTCTTAATGCATTTACAGTGTTTTACTTTATTGAAAAGTTTAAGAATGACTGGAACTTTCATCCAAATGCATTTGTAATTGGACCTGTACTACAACCCGAAGCACTCAATGTTCGGCATCTTCCTAAATTGACACTAGATAGGATCAGTGTTATACTACAAGAGAAGATTAACGAAAAACCTGGATATCTATTAGAAGATAGTTACAGGAATTTATTGAGGTATATACAAGAGCCGTTTGAGAAGAATCCAAACAGCACTATAGATTTTTTAAAGGCAATAGATGCTCGCAGAGGTACAGATAGCGAAAAACTATTTCCTTACATATATAAACTAATGAGGCAATAATATGGCACAAAAACCTTTTGACGTATCAAAATTTAGGAAAGGCTTAACTAAGAGCATTAGTGGTATTAGTTTTGGCTTTAATGATCCAACAGACTGGGTCAGTACAGGTAACTATGCACTAAACTATCTTATTAGTGGAGACTTTGAGAAAGGTATCCCACTAGGCAAAGTAACAGTGTTTGCAGGAGAATCAGGTGCAGGTAAGAGTTATATCTGTTCAGGTAATATTGTAAAATCAGCACAAGAGCAAGGTATCTTTGTTGTACTGATCGATTCAGAGAATGCACTTGATGAAAATTGGCTTAAAGCACTAGGTGTAGATACAGGCGAAGATAAATTACTAAAACTTAACATGGCAATGATCGACGATGTTGCTAAAACTGTTAGCGACTTTATGGGAGAGTATAAAACACTGCCAGAAGAAGACAGACCCAAGGTGTTGTTTGTAATTGACAGTTTAGGTATGTTGCTAACGCCTACTGATGTTGACCAGTTTAACAAAGGCGACATGAAAGGTGACATGGGACGTAAACCTAAAGCACTAACAGCACTTGTGCGTAACTGTGTAAACATGTTTGGTAACGCTAATGTGGGACTTGTTGCTACTAACCACACATACGCAAGCCAAGACATGTTTGATCCAGATGACAAGATATCAGGTGGGCAAGGCTTTATCTATGCAAGCAGTATTGTTGTTGCTATGAAGAAGATGAAACTGAAAGAAGATGAAGATGGCAACAAGATAAGTGAAGTAAAAGGTATTAGAGCAGGCTGTAAAGTAATGAAGACTCGTTATGCAAAACCGTTTGAAGGCGTACAAGTTAAGATTCCATACGAAACAGGCATGAATCCATACAGTGGTTTAGTAGACTTGTTTGAGAAAAAGAACTTGTTACAGAAAGACGGTAATAGACTCAAACATGTGAATGCAAAAGGCGAAGAAACTAAGCAGTATCGTAAAGAATGGGAACGCAACGAAGGTGGTTGTTTGGATGCTATCATTAGCAACTGGGGCAAAATTGAAAAGGCTACTGAAGAACCTGCTCAAGAAGAAGTTGTAGATGAAGTACCTGCTCAAGAAGAATTACAGTAGTCTACTACAACAGCCTGTAAATCAAATATACACTGAACTACAGGCTGTGTATAAGGATGCGTTTGCCAGTGACGAACGCATTCTTTTTATTGACGATGTTGTAACGTCGGACGCTAAAGTAAATTTAGAAATATACTTAGATAGATTACTAGAACATTTAGACATTGATGCATTTTTTGTTGAGAGAATAAACAGAGGTAATCAAACAGTAGACAGTCCTACAAACTACGCAATACCAGACACAATATGCATGACACCCTGGTTAAGTTTAGAAGTTGATGTAGATAGTAAACTGCATCGTTGTTGTTTGTGGGACAGGAAAGATGGCACAACGTCAGACAGTATTGTTGAATACTTCGAAAGTTCAGAGCAACAAAAGTTAAAACAGGACTTTCTCAACGGTAAACAGCCTGATGCATGTTACAAATGTTGGCAAGTAGAATCAGCAGGTGGCATAAGCAAAAGACTTAATGACAATTATGTGTTTAGAGACCACAAGTTTGATATAGACTACAATGACACTGCCGCAAGCAAAATTGTAAACTTAGATATTAAGTTAGGCAACAAGTGTAACCTAGCATGTAGGATATGTAGTCCTAGGTGTAGCAGTACGTGGTCGAAATACGATAGTGCTGTTAATGTTGAGTTTAGTTGGTTAGACAATGAGTCTAGTGATTTTTGGTCAGACATAATTGCTGTTAGTAGAGATGTACGCTACATTACATTTGCAGGCGGTGAACCACTGCTAGACAAAACGCACAGAAAACTGTTACAATACTTCGTAGATCAAAATTTAAGTAAAGACATTGTACTTCATTATAACACTAACGGCACAGTATTTGCTGATTTTCTCTTTGAT